CTGGTGAATCCACGACGTACGCACGGCGATGCGGGAAACGATGTATCCCGGCGAATCGTTTTGGACGTAATCGACGTCGACGGAAGGGAGGATCGTCCTCGCCTTGAACCCATCAACGTCGATGTACGGATCCATTTAGGTCGCGTCGACGCGGAAGATTGCATACGGATGCCCGTATTGCGTCGACATACGGCCTTGGACTTCATACTTGAACTCGTTAGCGACGTTCAGCATCTCATCCATCGCCGTCCCGCCCGAGTCACCCGTGTAGTAATTGACCTTGAACGGCTTTCGTTGCACGTGGACGAGTCCACCAAGTTGCGAAGATCGGTTTTCCTCGCAAACGAGATACCAGGTGGTGTCAGAGCCCTGGAGACTCTCCGCACGGAAAGAGACCTTCCCGCCCGAAGCCATGAAGGGCATCTGCGCATTGTACGAAGACCCCTCCCCGAGTTCGGGGGCGATAACGGGCGCACCCAATCCAAAGGACTTGATGAGTGCGACAACGTCCGCGCTTCCACCCGAATTCTCCGAGTCCTGCGCGACAAACTTGGCATCCGTGAGTTGCGCGAGACGTGCGGCCATACGGGGCGGCCCAAGGATGTATGCAGGCTTGAGGTATCGAGGATCAACGCCATTGGGCATCTTGATCGATGCGACATATGCGATCACCTTGCTGATATTCTGCAAGGCCACATCAACCGTTACGCCGTCGTGGATGGGGCACGCGCCGGGATACGATCCCGAGGGGCTGCTTTTCAACCAATTCGCGTATCCGCCCAACGCCGTCCGGAATGGGTTGTACGGGTGCGGATCGCCGACCGCGCTGAAGAAGGGCTTTGAGTCGTACGCGTTCGCGCTACCGTCCGTGTTCGCACCGTTGAGTAGCGCTTGAGCCGCAAGGCGTTGTGGGTAGTACGCAATCTCGCTACCGATTTGTGTGCTCCACGATTGGAGAGAGTTGAGACCCGTCCCGTTCAAGTCCTCGAGTTGGTCGCGGTGAACGGAGATGCCTCGCGCGTGGCGAAACGAGGGAAACTCTTGAGTCAGCGTTACGAGGTTCTCAAACCCGATGACACCCACCCCCGAAGGTCCGACGGGCTCGATCATCGCGGTTTCGAGAAACCACGTGACCCGCTCTGTTAGCCCTTCAATGGGCATCGTTTTACAAACCTTATTCCACCACGTATCGGAAAGTCGGCGCGCATATTCCGACTCCGTGATGGTTCGCATGCGACGCTCATACTGCATCACAAACGACGGGGTAATATCGGGCATGACTGACTCTCCTGAATTCGCTTAGAGGTTCGTCGTTTCGACAGCGACGCCCTTGACAGAGTCAATCGCCCACACACGTCCCGCAGCCGAATTGCTCGAGGACGCCTTTGTCACTGTTTGATCGTTGAGGCAGTACGCCGTAGTAAACAGTGTATCGACAGCGTTGGCACCCGTGGCGTTGTCGTACCACTGACACACAACCTCTTTGTCGAGGGTGACGACGACCATCGCAGTCCCCGTCCCGTCGCTGTTGTCGCAAGTCTCAGCGAAGTTTCCGATACGGGTCAATCCAGAGTTACCCGCAGCACCCGGAGTGACTTCGCCCGCAGACGAGTCGATACACGCCATGCCGCCCTGATAGGCAGTCGTGCTCGCCGAAAGGGGAAGAGCGATGCTTTTGAAACGCAACTCTTCCGGCATACGAGCTTGAGTGAGTGCGGCGCCCATTACTTGCCTCCCTTTGACTGAAGCTTGGCGAGATGCTCGCGCGCTTGATGCGGGGTCATAAATCCAAACTCGACGCTGTTTCCGCGTCGGGTGATGCCCTTTCCGACGTCGGAGAGACCCATGTGACGATCGATAAACTCAACGTCGCTCGAACTCAGTTGAGGCTCCGACGCGCCTTGCGTATCGCCACGAGTCCCGCCCGGAACGATTGCACCAGCGCTCGCACGCGGCGAGTCATATCCACGCGGAGTCGCTTCGATGGCCTTTCGGAGGGTATCGACTGAAAGAGTCGCGTAGAACGCTTTGACCGAGGGCGCCAAGTCGGGGCGCGAATTTAGGAGCGCGTCGCGCGCTTCCTTCTCTTCGTTGGCTTGAACCTTTGCAGAGAGCGTCTGGACTTGGCGCGCGAGATCCATGACCTCAGGAGATGCAGCAGCCACGACCCGAAGGGGTTTGATCCCAGCGGCGGCCTTCGACTCCTTTTTATCGTCATCGTCCGCGGCACGAGCTTTTTCTTTCTTCTCGTCCTCAGCTTTGGCTTCCTTCTTCTCGTCGTCGGAAGCCTTTGCCTCTTTCTTGTCGTCCTTTTCGTCATCGCCGTCATCATCCGCAGCGCGAAGCATCTTCAACGCTTCTTCGAGGCCTTGAATTGCTTTTTCGTACTTACCCATTGGCTTTCCCTTGTTGGACGATGAGGCAACGAACTCGCCCCATGAATTTACAATATTGTCGGCGAGGCGCAAAGCACACGCCTCCGATCCAAACCTAACAGCCGCCTCGAGATTCCTAATCTCGTCTACAGCCAAACCGCGGGCTTCTGAGACCAATTCAAAGAAGAGGGAGGACATCGCGTCAATTTGATTCGTGAGATCCGCGATATCCCGATGGTCGCCCGCATCGGCAACCTTCCGATGCCCTGATGCCACCACCATTACGTCGACACCCAACGCCCGATTTTGAGCATCCGTGTTGAGGAGCGCGGCCCACACGCCAATGCTTCCGACGCTAGCCGAGGGGGTAATCGTCAAACGCGACGCCGCGCACGCGAGGGCATACCCCGCGCTGAGCGCCTGCGAATCCGTGAAGGCAACGAGGGGTTTTCCCGTGGATTTGGAGAGCGCGCGAAGTTCGTGGGCGAGCTCGATCGACCCCGCGAAGTCTCCCCCCGGAGAGTTGATACGAAGGCATACGGCGGGTTGGTCACTCTCGAAGGCGGCCAAACACCGTTCGCGAAGATTGTCGTATGAGTCGCAAAACCACCCGTCGTGCTGAACGAGGGGGCCGCACACGTCGACAACGGCATACGCGCCTTCTTTGGTAAAAGGCTCGGGCTCGGGCATCCCGAATAGCATGATGTCGAATTCCTCCCCCCACGCCCAAGCGGGGGCGGCCATCACGCCTTTTTTGAAAGGAAAGCGAACGCGTTTCCGCTCCACACGCTCAGTATGAAGAAAGTGCGCATATTCGCAAAGCACTAGGCTAGGGCGAATCCCGGAAATCGTGCGAGGGTAAACCCATGAGGCTCGCCATCCACATCACGAAAAACCTAAACGAGGACACGCCGATTAGGCTGAAGATTCATGACGATGACGGCCGATTGGTTGAACATATGGGCCTTACCGTTGATGATGCCCGCGCGCTTTGCGATCGGCTGGCGATAGGTATCGAGTTTATCGAAGAGTGGATGAGTAACCAGACTTCGCCCGACTTGAACTAAGCAGCACCCTCAAGATCGTCGTCGTCGTCGTCGCTCACCGCAGCATCCACCACGTTCTGGACGGTTTCCGCTTTTACCTTGCCAGCGCCTGCTTCCCCCGACTCGAGCACGGGCATCGTTACAGCGACGTCTGCGGCGCCTTCTTTGGTGGGCACCGCGAACCGCGTTGCTACCTCCGCGATATCCACCTGACGATCGTACGGCGCGAGGGCGCTGGTCAGGCGGGCAATGGCGTCCGCCACTTGGCCGAGGGTCCTCGTTTCCCGTTCTTTGTCGACGCTCGTTCCCGTGTCCCATTCGACAATCGTTGCGCTTTGCAAGGCGTCTTCCCCAAAGTGCGCGGCAATGTATTGCGGCAACCCTTGCGTGTTGATCGTGTAAGCGAGGGCATCTGCGTCGCCTTGGATGAGGTCCTGCTTGATATCCTGCGCAACGTCTTGACCGTCGAAGCCGCTTCCGCCTTGCGTGGTGATCACCTGACCAGCAAGGGCGATCATGAACTCGCGATCGCTCGTATCGATCTGCTTTTGGAACACTTCCCACCCACGCCCGTTGCTCTCGAGCAACTTAGCCTCCCACCCCGGGGGAAGCTCCAACACCGTGTTAGGACCCCACCCCAACATGCGGCGGAAGAAGCCGAAGCGTTGAGCCTCGGTCGCGCCCGACGGGGCGTACGCCAAACGCGCGGGGTTCGCGAGTTTCGCGCAATAGTTGTCGCGATAAAGCATCGCGTGTCGCTTGGCGATGTACGCCGTCCCAAGCGCGGCCCAAAGGCCATGCATCCACGGAGTGAGGCGCCCGCCCGGAACATGAAGAATCCAACGCCCATCGCCCGGGGTAATCGGCAAGGCACCCGCCGCGCTGGTGAAATACCAACGATTCTCATACCAACGGTATGAAAGAAACTCGGGCTCGAGGCGCACCATTACGGGGTAGGAGCGACCTTTGACGGGCTGCAACTCTGCGACACCCACCCCCAACCCAAGTCCATCCCCATCGAGCAATTCGAGCTCACTAGGCGGAAACATCTCATCGAAAACGCTTCGTGTGCCGTTACGCGCGCGCAGGGCGTCTGCTACGTCCTCGTTTCCGTAATATCTCTTCGGGAGGCGAATCAACCCTTTGGTGCGACTGTCGAACAATCCACGACATGTGCCGTCCAGCTTTACCGCTCGGTGTAATTGCGCCGCCAATCGGAGATACCCCGTGTCGGCGCTCAACTGGGCGGTTTCAAGGTCCTTCTGATACCAGCGAAGTTTGGTAGTCGGAAGCTGTTGGATGTTGCCGCCCAACGCTTCGCGGAGCTCCTCGACTATTCGCTCGTCTACCTCGGAGCTTTGATTCGGGGGCGGTTGGTAGGTCGAAATCCCTAGGAGGGCTTCGACAGCCCCTCGGAGACGGTCACGAAGTGCCACCCGCTAAGTGTGGATTATCTCGCGTAGGGGTCAAAGCTTCCCGAATAGGGGTCCAGCACATTCATGTCGAATTCCCTGGGATGTTGCGCCCCAAGTCGACCGTTTTCAGGCAAAGACTCATCGCGCTTTATCTGATCCACCCAATCAGGCCCCGAATATGCGGCGAGGGTCAACGCATCCCCCAAGTCGGGCGATCGGCCCAACTCCTTACGTATTAAGTTTTTTCGGATGATGGTGGTCTTCCCGGAGACCAACTTGTCGAAACGAATCGAGGCGAGGTCCCCTTGCAACTTCAAGTTGGGCGGGATCGCCAACCCGTCCTTGAAGGACTCTAGGAGATTCATCCACAACTCATCACGTAGATGGTGAATCTCGCGTGGGCGCCTTCGGGCGTTCTCACTCCCACGAATCCCGATGAGGTGAAACGCACCTTTGTGGGTTTCAAGGTACCCAAGGAAGACGCCGTATACCTTAGCGCCCACACTTCCTTCGCGATCGATGATGACGTGCGGCATCTCCCACGTCTCACCCTTATGCGCCCCTATCAACCCGAGCACTTCGACGAGATGAGCGTCAGATGTCAACCCTCGACGGGCATCCACCCAAACAACTTTCTTTCCTCGACGACACACAAAGCCGCTCTCATCCCCGTCGGTACCCTCGCCCGCGGGGTCCACACCGATCACAAGCGCCCCCGAGGGACGCGTCTCGTCCCATCGGTTTTGCGAGGCTTCGATCATTGATGGGGGGAAGAGTTGCCCATCTTGCGCCTCGACGAATTCCCCGAGGATATGGATCCGGTAGAGGGCCGAATCTTCGGACCCCCACACCTTCTGCATGAGGGCAATCCATTCGCGCGTGGCGAGGCCCTCAACGCTCATCTCGCCCGTTATGTTGGGGCTCTCAAAAGACGAGATGACGAACTTGATAAACTTCTCGCTCTTATGGCTCTCGAAAAAGAACCCCGCCGCTTTCGTCGGGTTACCTATCAGGAGGAGCTTGCCCCCGCCTGCTAGGTTTCCGAGCAACGCCTCGTAGATGTGCTCGCCCACACCCGAGGCTTCGTCGACAATAAACATCAAGGCTTTGCCCGCGATGCCTTGGAAGGCTTCCGCGTGGTCGGCAGTGAGCCCGAAGATCTGACGATCGTCATCTGAGCGGAGACCAGTTGAGGCAAGCAAACCCATCGACCCGCCAAGGTGTCGGGCGGCGCCCATGTAAAGGCGGCGCACTTCGTGCCACACGATCTCTTTGACTTGCTTCGCCGTCGGCGCTGTCAAAATAACGCGGGCGCCTGGGCGGGTCGCCCAAAACCAAAGCGCGGCAATTGCCGCCAACGTCGATTTGCCAACGCGACGCCCCGACCGAACGGTTACCCAATCACCTCGAACCATCGCGAAAAGGACTTCGCGCTGACGTCGAGTGAGGCGGACCCCAAGAACTTCTGTCGCGAACTTATCGGGGTGATCGAAGTACTTTTCGAACCCCTCATCGAGCTTCGCGACCTTTAGGATCGCGGTATGTAGTTTACGCGCGATCGTTTGTTTCACAAGGCACCACGCCTGCGAGCTCACCCAACGCCTTTGCAACCGCGGCGGCTGCTTCGGGATACGGGCGCAACGCTTCCACGATGACGGACTCAGCGCGTTGAAAGGCAGGGCTTTTCAGAATTGTCGCCTCTGTAAGTTCCGCCTCCCCGGTGATTCGTCCGATTCGATCGTAAGTGCGCGCGAGCGCAGTGCTCATCGTGGCGATGTCGCGCGAGGAAACGCCGCTGTTTCTCGCATCACGTAATTTTTCTTCGAGGGTGTCCGCCACCACGCGAAGCTTAGAAAGTAAACTCTCGTCTTTGCCCGGGGCTTTCGGGGGCTCGACTACTTTGGGCGGCGCTGACACTTTTTGCGGCCTACTTCGGCGTACACCCTGGGATTTTTCGGTTTTCATGACGAAAATTTATTTCCGAC